ATGCAGGGACCTATGATTATATCGCTTCCTTGTATATATCCGAGCCCAACATCGTTGACGGCGGAGACACCATCACCACAGCGGCCACCGTGTATATCGCTGATGCGCCTACTGAGGGCGATACCTATAATTGGGCGCTTTGTGTAGCGTCAGGCGCTACGCGGCTACAAGCGGTAACGGCAGCTCTTATCACCGCGGCTGGTGGTATCGCAATGGCCGACCAGGCTCTTGACTTCACCACTGGCTATATTGAGTTTGGTACGACTCCGGCTGCAGCCGGTTCAATCCGAATCGAGAATAATGTGGCTCTCTTCTCATCCAAGAATCAGGCTGGCGGTGGAGACATCGTAGGTTGGAAGGTCAATGCTACGGATGACTATGAGGCTGCGGCTGATGTCAATTTGGCTGGTAATGTTCTCTATGGTGGCGTAGCTGCTAATGCTGACCTCACTCTTACCGCTACTATTCATGGCACGGTAGCTACTGCTTACATCATAGCTTCGGGTATGATTGACGCTACGGCGGGTAGTATAGCTCTCGCCTCAAATGCCGGTGCTGTAGGAGACAATTCAGGCACTCAGGATTCAATAGATGGTGAAGTCGTGATTGACTCAACTAACCATCGGCTCTATTGGCGCTCGGGGGCTGCTTGGAAATACGCAGCCAATGATGCTGGTATTCAAGTACCAGCTAATGAGCTTAACTGTCCGAAGTGCGGGAAGTTGATGAAGCATGGTGACCACCTAGAAGTCGAAGTGGATGGAGAGATGGACGATGGTGCGTTACATGCTCTCTGGTGTCATGCTGAGTGCTAAATAAAAGGAGGGTTCGGTTATGGAATTGAACGAAATTACGGAAAGGCTTATCAAGGCACGGAAGAACAGAGATGCCCTTGATCAGCAATACAAAAAGGCTGTCGCAGACGTCGAGAGACTCAATACTCTCCGTATCAAGTGGGCTGGAATCTCCGATTATTTCCAGAGCCTGTTACCCACAGAGGACAAATCCAAAGCCGGGCCAGTTCCTTATACCGTCTTACGGGCGGGAGTTAATAAGCAGAACTAGGGAAATAGGGGGGGAGGTCACACTTCCCCCCTTTCCAAATAAAAAAGGAGGAAAGAAAGGAGGACTATGTCGGACGGAAAAGAAGAAAAGAAACCTACAGTAGCAGACCTGTTACCACCAGATGAGGAAGTAGTGGAGGATGAGAAGCTCTATGCTCAGCTCGTTGGGGAAGATGGCAAACTCAAGGTAGACCTATCAATACCGGATGACTTCATGGTTGATATTATGGCCAGCCAGATGGTTGAGCAGATGGTTAGCTATGAGCAATCCAGGCAGGTGTGGAGAAGTTCGCGCAATCAGGGCAACCACGCCAAGGCAAAGCAACTCTTCGAGCAGATGCAGTTTAACCAGCTCACGGTAGCGATTATCCAGGCGCAGTACCCTACAGCCAAGAAGTTAGCCGATGAGCTAATGAGCGTGAGGGCGAAGCAAGCCCAATCTCAGCGCAAGAATGTGCTGAATACTTAGCCTTTCATGACTGGAATGGGACTGAGGTGTGCCAGGGTTCCTTCTTTCCCCAGCGCACCTCGGCCCCCTTATTAAAGGAGGACTTCAATGCAGTGTAAATGTAAATACTACCTGAGAAACGAAGAGGGCAAACTGGTTTGCTCAGTATGCGGCAAGCCATCTGATAGTAGCGGGAAGATTGAGGACAAGGTGGAAGATAACCATGAGACTAAAGCTCCTTTATATATTAGTAAAAAGGATAGAGAAGAGGGGAAGTGAAGAAAACTGACTTAGCTTATATAGCAGGAATAATTGATGGGGAAGGCACTATCGCCTTATGCCCAGCGCAGAGAGGGAACAGCAAACCATCCTTTCAGCTTACGGTTAAGGTTTCTAATACTAATGAATGGTTAATACAATGGTTGCATTTCTCCTTTGGCGGGTCATGCTATGCAAAAAAGATTTATGGGGAGAACGACAAGCAACAATGGGAGTGGGCACTTTGGACTGTCCGTGCATCGGAATTTCTCAAACTAATTTACCCTTATCTTCGGCTAAAGAAACCGCAAGCGGAATTGGCAATTAAATTCCAAGGGGCAAGGAGAGGTAGGGGGCATCGTTTAACAGAGGGAGAGATGGCAGTTATGGAAGCTCAAAAATTCTTACTCACAGTATTAAACAAAAGAGGGATTGCTCAAATTCCCATAAGTGACAAAGACAGAACAAAAGCGGAGGCTTAATCATGGCAGCAAAGAAAGCACTAAACACTAGGCTTACAGGAGCAGGGAATATCCTTGCGGCTCCGGGTGGGCTCACAAGCCTGACAGTGGATAATCCTACTGCCGGAGTTCTGGCAGTGAAATTTAACGATGCCACTAGCGGCACCGGAAGCGATGTCTTTCAGGTGACAGTTCCCGCTTACGACTTCCGTCATCTTAACTGGGTTGTTCCTTTAGCATTTGCTACGGGTATTCGAGCGGGAACACTTGCGTCAGGTCTTATTGTTAATGGCGCATACGTCTTGTAAGGGGGCAATATGAGTTTAAGCGCGACAGCTCTGGTAACCTTAAAACAGGCAAAAGCATATCTGAAGGTAAACGCAGCGACCGACCTCCATGTTGCCGCTGAATACATCGGTATGGGCGACGGGTCCGATACAACATTCAGCCTTGACAATACTCCAGTCAGCGGCAGCCTCCAGCTATATGTCAATAACGTCCTGCAAACTGAGGTCACTCATTATACAATAAGCGACGCTGATATTACTTTCGTCACGGCGCCAACGCTTAATCATCCAATAACTGCCGACTATGACAAGACGGCCAGCGCAAATACCTTCGAGGTGTATGAGGATGAGGAGCTCGAGGCGCTGATTGACGCGGCCACCAGGATCGCTGAGAACTATTGCGACCGAGCTTTCATTCAGAGAACTGTCACAGAATATCACCAGGGCGATGGAGAGACGACACTGAGGCTTTTCAAGCGGCCAATATCATCTATAACCAGTGTAGTCCAGGAAGTCTCGGAGGCGCTGTCAGACGGGGATGGATCGACGACAGCTTTCACGCTATCGCTGGAACCGACATCTGGTAGCGTGGTGCTCTATGTCAATACAGTGCTCCAGGTTTTAACCACTGATTACACGGTAAGCGGTACCGTGGTCACCTTTGTCTCAGCTCCGTCCGATGGCGCTAAAATCACATTGACATATACGCATACGATTCTTGCCATCAGTGAATTTACAACTCAGCTTGCAAAGGGCAAGATATATGGAGCATCATCTTGGGTCGTAGAGACAATATACACAATCGTCTATGTCGCCGGCGAAGCCGCGACTAGAGCTTTGACGCAAACCGCGGTCCCCGAGGCGATGGAAGCGGTGCTGCTAATTCTAGCCGATCTATATGAAAACAGGGGTGACACTATTGACTCAGAGAGCATAACTGGTATAGGCTCGACGTCTTATAAACTGCCAAGCCGCGCCAAAGCGATATTATTCCAGTTGATGCCATTGGGGGGATTTTCGTAATGCTCAGCTCCACACTAAAAGACAGAGTGCGTATCCAGGAAAGGACCACGACGCAGACGGCTCTAGGTGAAACTGAAGTCTGGAAGCCGGTGGCCATCAGGTATGCCCGGGTGATTCCCCTTGATGTTAAAGCGAGAGCAATTTACCAGCAAATGCAGAGCGAGGTCACCCATAGGGTTGTTATGAGAGGCGCTGTATCGCTCAACCTGGGGGTTAATAGGTTAATCTGGAGGGATACGACCCTGGAGTTGGTGGAACCGCCTCAGGAGCTAAATGGTACAACGGTGGTGATGGTAAAGGAGGCTTAGCGTGGCGACTCAAGTCAAGGTAGTATTTCATAACGACAAGGTTATAAAAGCGATTGAGAGCTCCGCTTCGAAGCGAATGTTAGGGGCGGTGAACGCCGTTAGAAATCAAGCCCTGGAAACACTGAGCGGCCACCGCACAGGTAAAACCTATCGCGTCCCAGGGACGAAGAAAACTTATACTGCCTCTGCCCCGGGAGAGCCGCCGGCACAAGCTACCGGAGAATTGAGGCAATCGATTGCATATAACATCGAAACCGAAGGCAAGACGGTCATCGGCAAGGTTGGGACTGATAAGATTCAGGGTAAAATGACTGAATACGGCACCCGGCACATGAAGCCCAGGCCGTGGCTCCGTGTTTCATTTGAAAAGACCTCAGGTAAAATCAAATCTATTTTCGGCGGGAACTGGCTATAATGACAGTAGATATTCAAGAGAGCTTATTGACCAGCATTTATAACGTCCTGACGGCGGATAGTGACCTGCAGACTGCTATGGGCGGCACGGTTAGGCTATACCCAGTAATGGCACCCCCGGATGCTACGTTCCCATATCTAGTTCATCGTATAGATATGAATAAAGAGGGAGACTGGGACCCTGTGGATAAGGATACTTATTATCTGGATATTTGGTCAGATTCACCTACGGCCGAAGAGATACTAGATATTCGCATGATAATAATGGGGTTACTCGATGGGCTAGATTCATCGACCGACGAGACTACGGAGTACTTTTTATGGAGGCAGACGGATGCTTTTATACCAGAGCCAGAACCAGGTATTTGGCATTATGCCTGTCAATTTAATTTGAAATGGCTAAACGACGCCCAAATAGGGGCATTACTAAAAAGGTAGGAGGTAGACAATGGCAGCTTCAGCAGCAGTAACAGCATTTGCAACAGTATTGAGGTGGGACAGCGCAAGCCCGGTTGAGATGACTAATATCTCAGGGCCGTCGGAGTCAATGGACCCGATAGAGGTTACCAGCCATGATTCCGACAGTGCGTTTCGGGAGTTCGTAGCAGGACTCCACGACGGGGGAGAAATCACATTCGAGGCGATGTGTATCGTAGGGGATAGCACCGGTCAAGTCGCTATGCACACCGACTTCCAGGCGACGACAGTGAAGGCGTGGGAGATAAGATTTCCTACTTATGCCAGTGCGCCTGTGATAACCGGGAACGGATTTTTAACTGCCTTTTCGTGGGACTTTCCTTTTGATGGCCCAATTACAATTTCTGGCACCATCAAAGTAACTGGGAAACCAACCTACACACCGGCGTGATGAGGAGGTAAATACCTGAGGAGGTAAATTGATATGGCAGCATCAGAAGGCGTATCAGCGTTTAGTTCAATTTTAATCTGGAATTATCGTGAGGTGCTAGAGGTATTAAATATCGCTGGCCCCTCGCAATCAAGGGATATGATTGATGTCACCAGTCACGACTCGGATAGTGGATTCCGTGAGTTTGTTCCAAGCGTGATAGC